CATTCATATATATTTTACGCAACATATTGTTTGTTCCCGCATCAGTACCTGCATATGTTACTGCAAAATGATACCATTTACCAACTACTAATATCCATTCATCATCAGTATCTTGTGTTAAATGTGTAGCTTTATCTATTCCTGCTGTATCAAGCATTGTAGCCCAAGCTCTTTCAGATTGATTTGCACCAACACCAAAATATCCTTTGTTCTTTCTACTAATACCAAATGTAAATCTTTCGTTATTGTGAGCTTTTCTTCCAATTGCAAACATATCAGCACCTAATTCATCTGGTCTAACCCAATAAGAAATAGTAAATCCAGATTCTGCAAGTGGTTTTCCTGAACCATCGGGGTTATTAGGATTAAAATCAGTTGCTACTAAATCTCCTCTTCTGGTTGAAGTATTTGTATCACCAGTAAATGATAAAATATAATTTTTAGCAACATCTCCACCATATGTTCTTCTTTTTTCATTTATATAAGATACATTTCTATCTATTAAAGCATTAGTATCTTCAAATACTTTTTTGGCTAAACTTTCGTTTATTTGAAACAAATATTTATTCTCTGATATTTTTAACCAATTACCCCAATTTAATTTTGTATTACCTTGTTTTTTCCTAGAAACAGATATTAACATAGGGATTAACTCTGTACTATCTACAAATTCCATTTTTTTAAGTTTGTCTTCATATAATTTTTTTGCTGTTAAATGGACTTTATCTTCCATCCATCTGGATTTATTTAAGTCATCTAAAAGAACAGCTTTCTCTTTTTTTAAGGTTACAACCTCATTAGTCAATTCAGAAGTCTCTGTTTGTAAATTTTCAATAATTTTTTGTTTTTCATCTAACTGTTCTTGATGTTGAACTTTTATAGATTTTATATCCCCCATAGGATTAAAATGACCATTTAATTTTTCATGAATTTTTTCTTCATTATCTACTTCTTTTTTATATGTAAATCTAGTACTTAGTTTTTCGTGGATTTTTTCTCTGTTATCTTCTTCTTTTGTAACTCCAGAATAACCAAACTTCTCTCTTAATAACTCTAAACTCATTATCTTGGCCTCTCTTCAATTTGTAAACTTGACAACCTACTTCTATGAGCAGTTGCCTTTATTGTATGATTAAAACTTGGATGTCCACCAATAAGTTGTGGTTCGGTTACACCATTTATTTCCCAATAAAATTCATTCCAATTACACACATCACCAGCTTCAGGAAAGAAATTCAAACTACCACTTGCCAAATTATTTCTCTGAAACATTAAGTCTATAGTAGCATTTGTATCAGTACCAGCTTCTTGGAATTGTTCTACTTCGGGAGGATTAAATCTTATTAAACAATTAACTCTAAAACCAACATTAAAATACTTTGTAGTACTTTCACCATATATGTTTGAATTTGTATGTTCAGGTGCTACCTTATAAATATCAACAGATTGACCGACCATCTCATCAATGAGTTCTTCATTCATGTGGTCAACTAAATTAATTTCCTTTTGGGAAATAAAAAATGGTCTTGTAGCAGACATCTATTATCCTATGTATATGTTCAACGGAGCTTTAGTTAATACCTCTTGTTGAGCATTTGCTTCTTCGGCTTCAGCTTTTAACTTTTCAGTTAAAGACACCGACTCTAAAAATTCTTTTAATTCTTCTAAGAGTTGTTGTTTTTCCTCTCTACCCTCTGTCTTTAACCCCTCTCCATCCAATGTAACTTCACCATCAGGTATCGGCATAGAACTATACTTACTTCGTATAATACCAAGTAATTCTTTTGCAAGAGCGTAAGTATACTTTCTAATCCATTGACGACCAGGTTGATTGATGGAACTATAAGTAATAAATTTATATGGTACATTGGAAGGATCTGATACTCCCCCTTGTAAAGAAGCACTAATATTGTTTGTGTTTCTAATATCATTTTTAACATAATATTCAAACCATATTTTCTCTCCAGCATCACTATTTTGTGGTTCTGGAAATATCCTTAAATTATTATTATGTAATTCGAAAGAATAAGCACTCTTTCTTACCAAATCCGATGTTTCAATAGCATTTGCCCTAGCCAAATCATAGGATATTGGTTTTAATACAAATGATATTGCTGGTGAAACATTACCAAATCCAAAAGCGTCAAGAAGTTGTCTTTGGTCAAATGTACCAGCGTAAGGATCATAAAACCTTGATACCGAAGCAGGCATGTGATTATATACTCTATGAACTTCTATCCTCTGCCCACTTTCACTTACATCAGCCCAAACACTTTGTAAATTATAATCTTGTTTTGAACCAGATAAAGTAATATATCCTTTTTTTAAATCATAGGTTTCACTTAAACCAACAGCTTGTCCATATTTATCGGAAAGTCCTATAGATGGTCCTAATGCTGGTGTTACAGGATCTAATGAACCTGTACTTAGTGAACCTGATATTCTACTCTTCTCACCATATTGTTCCCACATCCAATTCTTAATATTGTAATTGTTGATATGTTGTGAGTATTCGTTTACTGCTTCTTCAAAACAAGCATAAATAGAACCACTTGGTATTTCAAGTTGTAATACTGGATATCCAAGTCTTTTAGCGCACCATTTAGTTACTGAAATAATATCAGTTGAAAAGGTTGAATCAGCATCATATGTTCCATATGGAGTTTGCCCCTCAACAAATGTATCGGACGGATCTGTATAGGCATAATCTAATTTTGGCATAATGTAATTCTCCTACCTATAAATATAACCTTTTGAAAAACAAAAGGGGGCAAATAATGCCCCCCTTTATTATGTATCAGTAATATGATTAGATTAAACTAAATCAAGTGATTTACAATGAATCATACCATAAAACTCTGGACGGATCATCTTCTTAGCGTAACGAGTCATCACACCTTTTCTTGGTGTAAAATCACTAGGATCATATACCAATGGAGTTGTAATTAACGGTACATAAGGACTATATACAGCACCAGTTTCTAAGAAGTTACTTCCTCTAAATCCAACAAGGATAGAGTTCTCAGTCATATAAGGGTTCTTATAAACTGTGTAACGACCAGCAGCCTGACCGACTTTAGAAATACCCATACCAAATTGGTCATTTCCACCATCACCAGGATTACTTACATATCCAGGTAGTGATTCAAGTATAGTAGCGACCTTTGGAGCAACAACTACAAAGTTAGCACCACCACGAAGTGTCAAACGATGTATTTCGTTTGATACTTTTTGAATCTTGGATACAAGAGTTTGATACCATTCAAAACGAGTACCATAGAATGTATTCGTATCAAATGATTTAGTAGCTGAATTATAATCTTCACCAGCTTTTGCTGACCAGAAATCCTCTGTTTGTGCATCTGAAATCAACATATCAAGGATTTCCAAATCAATTTCCATTGAGATGTAATCACTTAACATAGAGGTTAATTCAGCTTCAGCATCAACAGAATGATAAGCGTTCAAGTCTTGAGCAAGCTCAGGTGACCAAACAGCTTTCAACTTACGAGTCTTAGCAACGATTGGTAAGGATCTCATTTCAAGATTAACTTCAGGAATACCCAACTGATCAGTTGTAGCATTACCGATTCTATCTTCAAAGTCACCTCTGTTACCAGCATCTGTTTGTTGTACATAATCAACAGTATAAGAACCAGTAGCTTCTTGTTCACCACTTTCTGCATTTGAAGCAGATACTATAAGTGAAACATTAGCACCATCTTCTTTAGTAAACTGATGATAGACTTTTACGCCAGACTGAGAAAAATCCCAGGAACGCAAAGCTTTGGTATCAGGTCTAGTAAAGTTTGATTTAGCTATATTGATTTTGTAAAATGAAGTTGCTGATGTTTTAGAAGCAGACAACTCACTATCGAAATCAATATCTTGAAAGCTAGCCTCAGCAGCAGTACCTGTTGTAGATGCAGCTACAGTTGATTGACTTATAGAATATCCATATCGACCTACACCATAAAGTCCATCTTCTCCAAAAGGAGCAACAGAACCAGAAGGTGTGTTAGGTCCAGTTTTACCGTGGATTGATCCATCGGCACTAAATTTACCAGTAGCAGTTCCATACTTGAAATCAAGATAGAATACTAGTCCGGAAGGTAAGTTCATAGGCTGAACAGAAACAAGTTCTTGTGCTACGATATTACCAAATACTCGTCTTACAAGTGGAAGTGCAACTCCAGACCATTCTTCGTCTCCAACACCACTACCGGCGTTAGGTGAAGTTTTAGAGGCCTCTGAAATCAACTGACGAGCCTGGTTTTCTAACAGCGTAGCCATACCAGATTTCGACCAATCATTATCCATTCCTTCTAAAAGTCCAGATTTTTCCCACTTAGTAACGAGTTTCGCGCTCTCTTCTTTTTGTTTCCTTATAGGGGAAGCATCAAGTAGAGATTCATTAATGTAATCGCTCATTTTATCGTTCTCCAAATTTAAGCGTTTAAGATTTCATTATACCAGCAAGCTTCTGAAAACGGTTTGCAACTTCGACTTCTTCAGTAATGATTTTGGTCTTAGGTGCAGTTCCGCCAGATTTCTTACTAGCAAATTCCTTAACAACTTCTTTCTTCTCCCCACCATTGTCTTTATAAGACTCGGCAAGAGTAGAATATACCAACTTGATTTCACGAGTTGTTTGAGCTCTATCAAAAGTCTCAACAATTTTTAACTTTTGGTCGTTACTCAATACATACTCTTTGAAAAGTTTATTGGTATATAGAAGTTTAGCATTAAGGATGTTAACTTCATGAAGCTTGTCTCTTAGAAAAGTGACAGCTTCCTTATACTCTTTAAGCTCTGCTGAAAGTTTATCAACTTCTTCATTGTTGATTCTTGGTGCATTTCCAGATTTTTTTCGTTTTTCAACTCTAGTACCCGAATATTCATCTAGTTCTTCAGAATCATCTTCTTCATTGACAACTTCTTCATCAACAGTTTCTTCTTCAGTTGCTTCTTCTTCAGCAACAACTTCTTCTTCAACTGTTTCAGAATCATCTTCGTCAGCTTCGTTTACGGATTCTTCTTCATCACCAGGATCACCAGCTTCTTCTAACTCTTCTTCAAGCTCTTTGATTACTGCTTCTAAATCGAGTTCTTCACCCATATCTTCTTCGTCATCGTGACCTTCTTCTTCGTCATCTTCTTCAGAAACAATAGGAGCGTACTTCACACCATCAATTTCAATGATTTCAGCTTCGTCAACTTCTTTCTCTTCATCTTCGTCATCGCCCATATCCATCTCTTCATCATCTTCTTCACGATAGTTTTTACCATAGCCTTCTTCAGCTTCTACTTCTTCTTCGTCATCCGCATCGATATCAATATCAACTACAGCATCTT